CTTCCATATTAGCCTCTTAAGTCAAACTTAATAGGTATAGTTATGTATCCCTTATTAGGTTCCATTGGTTTGATGTATAATAGAGCACTGATTAACAACCACTCCATCATGCATCCACCAGTTGCTCATCTACCACTTTCTTAGACTTAGTCAAAATATCTTCTAAATCAGAAACAGAGTTTCTAACAAATTTGAATGAACCTTCAACTAATTTAGTTTTGGTAGTGTTAGACTCATCAAATACATCACATGAGTATTTGAATGCTCTATCTTCCATTACTGTTTCAACAACAGTACTAAATGATTCTTCAATAATGTTAGTATGTTCTTTACCTTTAGTAGTAACATAACGCTTAGAGTTTGGTGCCATACCAACTTTAGGAGGGTAATGTGCTGTTACATAAGTAAACTTACCATACGTTAATGTTGCAGACTTAACACACTCAAGAATTTGTGTGATTGAGTTGTTATATGCATTCCACACATCAAATCCTGAGAAGTGCTTAGCTGCCCATCTATTGAATAGCTTAGTCATAAGCGTAAATGTGTCAAGTAGTAGTCTATCAACTCTATCATCTGATAATACTTTGATAATTTGCTGTTCGATTTTATCCACCATTTCGATGTCTTCAATATCAAATTCATGGTAAACTTTTAAAAAGTCAGAGTCATCTTCTGAGACAGCCTTACCATCAAAGTTAAGTATGTAAGTTCTCTTTTTATCTTCTGGTGAAAGTTGTGCAAATGCAAAAGATTTACCAGAACCTGTTTCACTAGCTAGTAATACAGGATAGTGACTTGTTAGTCTTTTTCTATCTGCCAGCTTAATATTTTCTAGTGTCATAAATATTTCCTTCGTTCTTTAATAAAATTAATTACTCTGCGATAAACAGAGTTAATGTCTTTTGGGATTAGGAATGAGTTATTCAAATGTAGAATAACTTGCTCCAACAATTTATCGTCTGCTCCACGTTCTACCAATTGAAACGCTGCTGATAACAAATAACGAGTTCGGCTTCCTGGTGGAGCAGTAGAATAAGTACTAAACTCATTCAAAATGTCGTGTAGCTCCAGTGAACAACTGAGTTGAGATGGAACGAGCTCTTGTTCAGGGACTAAGTAATCATCAACAACTAGTGGTGAACCCTTATTCGATACTACAGTTGAATTTGCGTAGGAGTAGAACTTTTGTGAAGGTTTCTGTGAAGCTTTGTCCATATCAGATACCAACCCAAAGGTTCGTACTCCTTCAACTAGACGTCTATACTCTTTATAATCAACAGTACGATTCAAAGGTAGCAATACACGATACTTAAGTAAATTGTTTGGGTCACTTGTGGTTCCCAGAATACATTCAAGTCCTTCATCAGCCAATTCAGCTAATCGTTGGTGTATATTAGTAGATGTATAATCCACATCCAAAATAATGAAATTAGCTTCCCCACAAATATTGTGTAGTCCCTGTTCCATTCCAATATAAGGAAATGGGTTGTACATGTAGTCCTTAGTTAATAAATGAGCTAAAGTCTTAAAATTGCATTTGAGGTACCTAGTGTAGAACTTAATATCCTCTCGTTCAGACTTGGTGAAGCCTGGTAAAGGCCGTGCTGATAAAGTTACTTGCATGACTTTGACTCAGTCCAAAGTAGTTCAAAGTACTTAGCTTGCTCCCCACTAGGTATAAAAAAATCAGGATTAAACATGTAGTGATTACGTTTAATTCTGCGTACTAAGTCCTTTTTGAATAATAATTGGAAGCCTTTGAGAAATGTATTGTACGGCATAGAATCCGTTACAGACTCATTAAAGTGTACTGAGGTGGGAGATAACTCCACCAAATAATCAAATGAATTGAGTTCTTTGTTCCACTTAATACAATCCTTGATTAACTTAGTTACTGCTTGCTCCCGTTTGGACATAGCTGCAAAAGCATCAATAAAATCGATTCCTTCGTATTGCCAGTCAGGTTTATCTCCATCCGTTGATAGGTTTACCCAACGTTCCTTGCCTACCATATAAAAACTCCTTCGTTGTTGCTGTTTAGTGCGTTTGATTAGTTCTTCATTAGCCTTTAAGGTAACTTGTACTATACTTTGTTTACTCATTAGTAGTCCTTTGCTTTCTTTAACTTGGTAAGTAAATTATAGCATAGGATTACTTAAAGTTGCCAAAAACTGGCAATAAAATATACAAAGTACTCCAAAAATTGGCAATTAAATTAGTTGATAAATCCCTAAAATACTTAGTTTAGAGAGTAACTCCCCATTATACATACTATAATACTAGAGCGAGGCAAAAGGTTCAATTAAGTACGTATGCTTGGTTTGCTCATCAATACTACGCTGTAATGAAGAGTTAACATTATTAATAAAATCAACTAACTTATCTTCATTAACACAATGGCACTTCATATCATAGATAATTGAAGCAAACAATAGTAATGGGTTAGATGATGCATCTAACATATCGATCAATAACTGCTTATTTGCTATAATGTCGTCATTTAAGTACTTATTGATTGTAGCTGAATTAGGTTTCTTATCAGGTTTAGTTGCCAATAAGGGAACATCTGCTCCAGATGCTAGATTACCAAGGATACCACTAATATCAAATAAGGTTGGTGTTTCAGTAGCTTCCAATATAATAGAATCAGCATATCCGTAATATAACGTATCAAACTCACAATGTTCTGGCAACACCTTCAACATAAGTTGATTAGCGATTGATAGTGCTACAAACTTATACTCAGCTTGAGTTATAACTGAATTAACTGGCATTATAATAGTAAATGCATGCTTATTAGACTTATCAGTGCTGGTTGCTATGTAATGGTTGGTTGATGCTAAGTACTTACTAATCATATCCATAGATAGAAAAGATTCTTCTACCTTAAGTACAATAAATTTAGCGGATTCGTTGACAAATGGGTTAAAGGTAGAATCTACTGAAAGTAGCTTACCAATAGACTCAATAGGACGGTTCTCAGCTATATTATTAATTGGTCGTTCAGTAACATGTCCTGGGACTGCTCTATAAGAGTACAATGCTTCCAGATTCTTAACAACTGGTACAAAAACAAATGAATTAGTCTTATCATTGTATGATACAGTTGCCACACCCTCCAACTTAGAGTTAACTGGCTTAAGAAAGTTCTCTAATGAGGCTTTATTAAGATGTTTGGTTGAAATGTATCCACGAGTAATTGCTTTATCAACTGGTAAAGTGTTATCAATAAACCCTTGTTGCCAATCATTAATAAATATCTCGTAATCTTTCAATTCAAGTGTGTCAGCAAACTTAATTAAGTGTTGTGCTGTATAATCACAGAAGTAGATTGCTGATATTAATGTATCCTTATCAATAATACGCCTGTTTTGGGCTAATGCCCAAGTTGCAGCAATACGACCCATCTTAAATGCTCTACCAGACATTTCAATACCTTCCACAGAGTCACCATCCTTAAGTAATAAATACTTAGATAAATCCTGAGTGTAACATTTGTAGTCGTCATAAATTGCTTGAGCTTCATCATCAAACATAATTACTGGGTCAGCTAAAGCTTGTTTGATACACTTAAGGAAATGCTCATCAAGTTTAGTTGTGTACTCCTTAAGGATTACCCTAGCTTCTGCTTGAAGTTGTCTACGTTCTGCTGGTGATTTTGGTACATATTCATTTTCAAATTCCTCAGCAGCATTACTAAATACAACAGATACTCTACGAGCAAGTGATGTTGTAAGCATTGGTACAAGTAGTTTACGAACGTTACCCTCAATATAGAATGGTGCTGGTGAACTAATTCCTAATAAGTTAGGAAACATTCCATTAACAGATTCTTCTTTAGATTCCTGAGTCTTAAACTCTGGAGATACAGATTCCCCCATGTCATATAGAGTTGAGAATAATTCTAATACCTCAACAATAGAGGAATTAGATTGAATGGCAAGACCTAACTCAGATGCGAATAAAGACTTAATACCAAATGAAGACTTAGACATTCTGTTAAGAGAGGTTGTTAAACCTCCTCTGGTAGATGCTAATGAAGTAATAGGTGTTTCCGGTTTATCAATTAAGTGCTCATACTCTTGGTAAGTTACGGCTGATTCATCTAAATCAGGTGTTGATTTCTTTGCGTCTCTAATAAATTTGTTTCTAGCCTTTTCTTCAAGTTCAACTTGTTGTTGCTTATTAATAAGCTCCAATGCTGAAGTAACACATTTAGAAAGTGCTTGATAAGTACTGTCTTTACCTGAACCAGAACGTGATATGATGATTGAATATGTGTTAATACCAATCTTATCATCAGAATAAATTGGGTCATTAATGCAAGGTCTAATTTGACCAAACATATGAGACAATACAAAATTAGATACAGCCACTGCTGAGATATTGGAGAATGAAGGTGTTTTAGCAGTTGCTAACTTAACCATATCCTGAATAACCTGCGGCAGTATTTTTGTATCAAATCTATTAAGATTACGGTTATGTAAGAAGTCAAGTTCTGATTCATACTGTTTAATTAGACTTTCTAAATCTTGTAATATTTTGTCTTCAATTTTCATTAATCCTCCTTAGTAATATTTGGAAACTCCAAGTAACATTTACCATCTTTTACTACTTTGTTACACAGCTGTTTCTTCTGAAGTGAAACTCTGTATGCCTTAAGGTCACGCTGTTCAGCAAATTGTGGTTTATAATTAAACATTATTGCTAAATTTGTAACATACTCAAACAAAGCTTTATCAGATTCACTTAAAGTAGGTTCTGCTAATGAGTTGAACAAAATAATAAAATCAGTAGGTGATCTCAAACAAAGGTGTTCATTAGTTACAATAAA